ATTAGACAGCGTTTCAAATGGATTTATCACGGCTCATGGATATAACAGCAAAGTATATATCCGTAAGTTTCTAGGCGCTGACAATCAAGATGTATATTCTACCATTAATTCTGACAGTAATTTATCAGAAACTGGTGGTAAGCCTGAGTACGAAGTCTCATCAGGTGTAGCTGCAAGCAATACAGAAAAGACTAATTTCAAAGGGCAGGGGATTGCTTGTCTCTATGTGCGCTTTGAATATGACCGTGATGTGTTCACTGAAGGATTACCAACAATTACGGCCATCATTGAGGGTAAAAAGGTTTATGATCCGAGGAAAGATAGTACAAGCGAAGGATATGATAGCTCTCTTGGCGTAAGCTCTCATAGATCAGGAACAAGTTCTACGTGGCAATATTCAGCAAATGCAGCGATATGCGTAAGAGATTATATACAAGCCAGTTACGGGCTTGATGATGGGAGCTATATCGACGATGTAGCTTTTTCTGTTGCTGCAACTGTATGCGATTCCTCTACTGCTCTTGCTGACAGTGGGAATGAAGCACAATATGAAATAAACGGTGCAAATATCATGGGCGCTGTGCCTTCGGATATTTTACGGAGTATGATGCAAGCCTGTGGTGGTATGCTTTATTGGAGCCAAGGCTTTTGGGGTCTCAAGGCAGGTTCTTATTCAGCACCGATTAGAAACTTTACATTAGAGGATGTCAGAAGTGATATCAATATTGTTTCAAAGCAGAGTAGGCGAGATAATTTTAACGTAGTACAAGGAACTTTCGCCGATGCAAAAGATAATCTTTACGTCACTCAAGAATTTCCGTCGATACGATCAACAACATTTATTGCAAATGATGGCGGTCAGGAAAACGTTTTCGATATTGATTTTAATTTTGTTACAAGCGCGTCACAAGCCCAGCGTTTGGCAAAGCAGATATTATTTAGACAAAGAGAAGAATTTGTTTTTCAAGCGGAATTTAGCCTCAAAGCTTTGGACTTACGTGTCAGTGATGTAATTTCTTTCACTGATAATCGTTATGGCTTCAGTAATAAACCGTTTGAAGTTATTTCATATGGATTGGTTAATAACTCTGATGCTGGTGATTTGCGTGTAGCCTTGACACTAAGAGAAACGTCCAGTGCTGCATATAATTGGAGTGCTGAAGAAGAACAAATAACATCCAACAATTCTACGCTTGCTAATTACAAAGATAATATCCTGCCAAGCAATCTTTCCGTCAATGATGTTGGTGGTTTATCAGCAGATGGAACTGTTGTACGAATGATGAGGTTAAATTTTAGCACAGCAAATAATATTTTTGTTGAGAGATATTTAGTCGAATATGCACTTTTCGGTACAACGGCATACACGACGCATATATTGAATGCAGATCAAACATCTGTTGATTTAGGTCCAGTGCAAATAGGTCAGCAATACACGATAAGACTTAGGGCTTTTACATCAGCGGGAAATTCGCACACGCCAATTACAATAAATCATACTCCATCAGGTGATACGACAGCCCCAGCACTCGCTACGAACATATTAGGTACGGCTGGCTATCGTCAAAATATAATTTCATGGACCAATCCCAGCGATGTTGATTTTAGAGAAGCACAAATTTTTGCTTCAAGCACAAATAATTCAGCATCAGCGGCAATCATTGGATCGACCGCAGGGACATCTTTTGCACATTCAGGACTTACTCAAAATTTAACTAGATATTATTGGGTAAAAACAAGAGATACTTCAAATAACATTTCGGGCTTTTCGTCAGGCACGGGTGCTGTAACAACGCTCGCTGATCCCCAAGATGGCGTTGATGGTGCGCAAGGTCCAGCGGGTGCGCAAGGTCCAGCGGGTGCGCAAGGTCCAGCGGGGCCACAAGGACAGGCGGGAGCTGCTGGTGTAGATGGAGCGGCTGGCGATACCGTTATTTCAGGTCAAGTATTTTATCAAACTTTGCAATCATCTTCTCCAAGTACACCTTCGGCCTCTAGTTATACAGTTTCATCAGCGTCGTTTGTTGGTCTTTCAACAGGATGGGGATTATCTCAACCACCAGTAAGTATAACTGATACATCTATATTGGAATGGTCATCAAATTTTACTGTTACAATTGATGGAACGTCGGGCGCACAAACACTTGTTTTCACAGCGCCTGCAAGTGCGATCCAAGTAACAACTGATTTAGAAAGCGATAATTATGACGGTGCGGGATTTGATAGCAGTGGGAACAGACTTTCACCAAATGCAACAGTTGGCTGGCATATAGATCGTAGCAGTGGCTCGGCTGAGTTTCAAAATGCTATTATTCGCGGAACCCTTGATGCTGGTGATATTACCACTGGATCACTCACGGCAGACAGGATTAATCTTACAGGCTCACAATTGCAGAATAGCGGTGGAGCCTTGATTGTTTCAAATGCTGGAATTGATACTACACAAATAGCTTCACAAGCCGTGATTGGTAGAGAGTTTCAATATAATTCTGGTGCAACAGGTTTATATGACGAAAATCAAGGTCGAATCGTAAATGCAATAAATGGATTTGTAAAAGAACTTGGGACAGATAGTGATATATTCATCACATTCAATGTTGGTGTTTCAAGGAAACCAATAGCCTTTAAAATATTCTATAATATAGGAACCTCCTACACATCAAGTTTATCAACAAACGTTACTCAAGCATCAATGGTAGGCACAGCATCTATATATGAATATTTTGTCAATCATTACGGATCAGGCGGTAGTGGTGCGGGTGCGGTAAGTTCTTACACGTATAGATTGGGCGGCTCCAGTGCATTGGCGGCTGGGACTTATAACATAGCCATTCATTGCCGTGGATCATCTTCAAGTGATAGTCAAACGAGAGAACATACTTTGATCGTGCAGGAGATAAAAAAGTGAGGCCGATTTTCACTATTTATAATATAGCTACAGGAGAAATCTCAGCGCAGTATAGCGGAAATGATATTGATGCAAATACACCATTAGGTTTTGCTTATATCAAAGGAAGTTTTGATGGTTTGAATATGAAAGTTGTTGATGGTAACGTTGTATCTAAAACGACAGCAGAATTAGATGAAATTATTATTCAAAACTTTTGGGATGATTTGCGATCAAAGCGCAACATCTATCTTGATGAAAGCGATTGGACTCAAGTGCCTGATAGCCCTTTAAGCGACGAAAAAAAAGCCGAATGGCGTATATATAGGCAATCGCTGCGAGATATTACAAATACGCTTGACCCTCTAAATATAACTTGGCCTAGTCAGCCAACTTAAATCATGCTAAGGTCCGATTACATATGTAATTCAAAGAGGCTGATCCATGGCAAGCTTTAACAAAATAAATGACTTCGTTGAAAATGCTGTCGAAGGTATGAATCTGGGGACAGATACGCTTACAATAGCGCTTTCTAATACTGCACCAAATGCCGAAAGCTCTGATCCTACGCAAGATTCAAATGGAGTCTTGGCAAATGTAACCCAGATAAGCTATACAAATCTTTCTTCACGAAATTTAGCTAACGTTACATCCGCTCAAGCATCAGGCACATACAAGTTATCCGCCGATGATCTTACGCTAACGGCAAGTGGCGGGTCGGTCGGGCCTTTTCAGTACATTTATATCTATAATGATACTGTTTCCTCTCCTGCTGATCCTCTCATCGGATACTATAACTATGGTTCTCAATTAACGCTAAATGATGGTGATAGCTTTACCATTGATATAGGAACGAATGGTATTCTTACCCTTGCGTAAAACTTATCAATGGCCTCAGATCAGACAATTCACTCATATGTCTTAGATAACGGCCTTGGTGTCTTTAGCACTTTGGCCGCTTCTAACCATTTATATATTGGATTGGTTAAAACTGGTATCATCGGCACGTCATTTAACCCAAATGATAGTGGGTCTTATTCGTCAGTAACAAATAGTAATAATTTGTATGGCAGCTATCAAATGGCAACAAGCGATATAGCCAGCCCATCTTTTATAACGGGAACATACGGTAGAGAGGTTGTATTTAGTCAAATGCAAGGTGCTGTTTCAACGGCAGGAAATGTAACCCATTATGCACTTTATGAAACAAATGGAAGCAGGGTTTTGATTACGGGGAAACTACAATCAACAACGAATATGAGTGCAAATGGAGTGTTCAGCACTCAGAGTTTTAGTGTTGGATTAATAGCACCAGATTAAAGGGTTGACATGGTTAAAGTAGCAGATCGGGTTAAGGTAAGCACAGCAACAACTGGCACTGGTACTATTACCTTAGGGAGTGCCGTGAGCGGATTTGTCGTTGTTCCTTCATCATTGAATAATCAAACTCTTAGGTATGTGATTGAAGAAGGAAATGATTTTGAAATTGGCACAGGAACTTATACTCATTCAGGAACAACGCTTTCCAGAACTCTAACGGTTTCATCTACTGGTTCGCTTCTTAATCTTTCAGGAAGTGCAACGGTATTTCTAAGTTTGGCAGCCGTTGATATTCAAGAACTTTTAGACTTTTCTAATTTGTTTAGCCTGCCATCGTCAGATGGAACTAGCGGCCAAGCATTGACAACGGACGGTTCTGGTTCTCTTACCTTTTCAACAATCTCAGGCGGCGGTGGTTCTTCACCGTCCGCACTTACGGAAACAACTTTCTCTGCAACTGCAAACCAAACGGCTTTTGTCGTTAGCAATGGTATTACTTATGCAGCAAATGTATCTGTTTTTCGAAATGGTGTTAAACTCGAAGAAGGATCGAGCAAAGATTACACTGTAAATGCATCTACTAATACAGTGACCCTAACATCAGGGGCTACTCTAAATGATGTTGTTGAAGTCCTTGAATACGGTCAACCACAGTCAAGCGGGACCGGTGTCACGGTACACGCAAATCAGGCTGCGATGCTGACAGATGCAGTCAGTGCTGCGGAGGGCACACTCCATTATGATACTAACAGCAATATACTTTATGTAAAGAAGCGTTCGGCTGGTTCAAGCGGATTTTTTCTTCTTGCATCAATAACAAATGTTAGTCCACAAATTAATACCTTCTCAGAGGCAACAGGTGGTGCGGCGGCGAATAATCTTTCTACTGCTGGGACTTTTGGTCTTACCGCATCTCAAAACAGCGTCATAACGATTAACGCTACTGACGATAATTTAGACACGCTTACGTATTCTGCGACTGTAACATCAGGCACTGCAACAGATGTAATTAGTTCACCGTCTTTCCCTGTCACTAATCAGTCGAGTAATGTTTTCACGCTTACGCCAGCAACGTCAGGTGGGGGATCAGTGACTATCCGCTTTGATGTGTCAGACAGTAGTTCCGTTGATAGTGTTACTCAAACCTTTTCTATTTCATTTAAGATAGCTGATAGTCGTTTTACTAGATTACTGATGGCGACCGATAATGCGGCTGGTGGCAATCAAAGTATTACGGATAGTTCATCCACAGGTCACACAATCACTGTATCTGGAGATGCTCATGCGGGGAGTTTTAGTCCATACAGAGCAGGCGGGTATAGTGTATATTTCGATGGCAACGATTTAATTACGGTTGCCGATTCGTCAGATTTTACTTTTGGAACTGACGACTTTACATGCGAATTTTGGCTCTATGATACAGATACAGCCAATGCAACTAGAGGCTATGTCACTACGTCCCAAGGCAATGACTTTCAAGGCTTTTTTATTGGTACATATCAAGGAAATTATTACACGGTTATAAATGCAGGGGGGAGTGGCTGGGACATAGTTATTAACAC